TAATATAATCATAGATTCCGCTAGCACGTAAAAAAGACTGTTTAAAATATCTAGAAATAAATTCATCCATAGTCTTTTCAAAAGAACCTCTAGCCTGACTTCCACCAGGGTTTGATATTACTACAGGGTTTTTAGTAAATACGGTTTGCCCACCTTCATTAAAAACAAGTACTGGAGATCTTGTTGGTTTAATTGTAACAGGAATCCCTTCTTCCATAATTTTTGCTTTATTATAAAATGGAACATTTGAATCTTTTTTTACTGTTCTTGATTGTTTAAAACTAGAGTTAATGCTTAATCCTAGATTACTAACAGTATAGTTAATATCAAATAATCTTGCAGATGGACTTCCAGTTTGATACCACTCATAAACATGCTGTAGTGCTGCGGGATTACCCCTTGCAGAAACATCTACATATCTAGCCATAGACTCTATTGTTGCTGCACCCAAATTTTTTAAAAAAATGCTTTTACCTTTTTGGGCACCATCTAAAAAACCAATAGCATAATCAATAATGTTGTTCATTTGTTTATCAAAATTTTTAGTATTTGTTCTAACTATCATTAGTCGCCTATTGTTTGATTTTCTGTTCTACGTAATAGTATTTTAAAATATTCTACAGAACCAAATGGGCCTGTAAATGGGTCTACAGTTGCTACTTCATAAATTGTTCCACGACCAGATCTTGGTCCCGCTGTTTCTCTATAAATAACTTCGTCTCCTGAGTTACGAATATTAGTAACTAAAATGTTATTAATGGCGTTATCTGTATTGTTTGAAGATGTTCTTGGATCTAGTCTTGTTCTTGCTACTAACTTATTTTCATGCTGTAAAAATGCTTCTGGTTTAATTTGCTCAGTTCCAGCACCGCCAATAGATGTTGCGTTTAGCGTAACGGTTCTATCATAAAACCATTGCCTACTTGCTTGACCATATTGAGTTTGAGTTATAACTGGATAGTATATGTCTGCCTTCATAGGGTACATAAAATCTGTTGTTTCACAGACCGTCATTATAAAACTCCTGGACGTATAATATTTTCTTTGTATTTATCTAGAATTTTATCTACTAATATGTTTCCAGTTCCGTCAATTAAACGTTTATCATACTCAATCTTAAATTGATCTGTGCTGTAGTTTTTAACATATCTCTTGTAGTAATCTAATTTACCACACCTAATATCATCAATAAGCATAAGTACTGCATCTTGAATATCGTATGGAACAACTTTATATCCTGTTTCTGCTAATATAATGTAATCTGCGCCTTCTGAAAATGCTACGCCTGGAACAACGGTTTGGGTGTTTCCACTATCTTCTGTATCAAATAAACTCATAGAGTCAGATATGCCTAAAGGTATGCGAGAATATCTTCTTTCTGCACGATTTATAGAATCAACGTTTTCAAGTGGATCTTTAGTAATTGCTGTTTTATCTTTAGTTATAAAAAAAGTATAATCTGTTAAGGCTGGACCCTCTTCATTTTCTATATCGTATACTAATTCTGCATTTTCATATATTTTTAAAAGTTTATGTGTTTTCTTCCAAAGCGGTAGATAATCATTTCCTTGACCAACTACTTCTAAATAAGTTCTGTCATAGTAGAATCCACCAACAATACTGTCAATTATTGCTCTTGCTAAATTTTCGTAACCTTTATACAAGGCTATATCTGTTGCTGTTCCAGATGTAGCAAGTGGTGTAGGATCTACATAAGGTCTCATAATTTCTAAATTATCTTCTACAACAATGTCGCCACGAACAAGGTTTTCTCCAGATGATCCGCCATCTTCGTATATTGTTAATGCATACGATTTGTCATATTTAATAAAGTTACCGTCTAAAGAATAGGTAATTTGTTTGCTAGCGTTAGACTCTACAGCCTCTTCAATTTCTGTTAACTCTGCAACGTTCTCAATAACAATTATATAGTCAGCGTTAGCGTCTGGAACTGTGTAAGTAACAGAAAGTGGGTATGGGGGAAGACGTAATATCTGCATTTTTATTTACCGTAGTATGCGGCTACCTCTTCAGGTGGTGCAATTCTTACCAACCTGTGGGTTAACCACTTTTCCGATGCCTCCTTTGAAACTATGTTGTATCCTATTTTTAAAGCCCCTATGTTGTCCATGTGTAGGTTTCTTTGTGAATATAAGGCTACTTTATTTTCTAAAGTTTTTGCTTTTCCTAATTCTTCTACCCGCTCTTCTGTGTTTACTGGAGGAATCCAACTGGCAAGAATTTCTAATATTTCAAGTTTAGTTTTTGAATCAAATAATTCTATATTATTTTTCTTTGCGTATGCCTTTAATGCCATTACAGTTTTAGTTGATAACTCTTCAATTGTTAAATTCATAATTCTCCTATGCTTATTTGTAATTATACCAGAATAAGAATAAGGCGGGTAGTTTTTACGCTACCCGCCCTAATATTTGATCTTTTAGATCTTAGGAATCAGCACTATCTGAGTCGACATAAGCGACTGCATCTAGTTCTTCCCATTGGATACCAAAACGTACGAATACTGTGTATTCGATGGTGTCTTTCTTTGGCTTGTATTCACGGTTTACAGTGATGTCTCTCTGGAAGCCCCATACACGGTTCTGAGGGAATGTCAAATCGACATAACCTGCAGGGTAGTAAGGAACCTCAAGAACATCTACACCAAGTACACGAGTTGTACGTGAGTTACCTAGTGTCTGTGCACCACCATCAAGGAATGCTTGACGATTTGCTTCAGTGCTTCCTGGACGGTTAGCAAATGCTTCTGCAACTGCATCAGCAAGTGTACCGTTGTTACGAACAATACCAGCAAAAGCATCAGTACCTGCGTAGAACTTAAGATTGCTCTTAAGTGCACGGTATTTACGAGGCATTGCTAGTAGCAAGCCTTGCATTACTGATGTTGTGTAGTTGTTGTCTGCAACTGTTGCAGCATACTCGTGAGCGTCGTTTCCAACTGTCGTACGAGTTTGCTTGATAAAGCCAGGCATGATTGAAAGGAAGGCATCTGCGCCTGATCCTAAACCATTGATAGCAAGATCTTCAATATCGTTTGCGAAAGCATTGGTCATCAAGCGAACTAGATGATCTTCAAGTGCTCCACCTTCAATATTGTCTTCAAGTGCTTCTGTTGATACTTCCCAATCAAGACGAATCTTCTTGGTAGTTAATTCAACCTTTGTAAAAGTTGCGCCGATGTTTGTATAATCTGGTGCACCTTGTGCTGCTGCACGGATTACACGCTCTCCAACGTTGACCTTTTCGATCTCCATTGTGTTAGCACGCATTGTAACTCTACGACCATCTTTAGCGAGAACTGTTGCATCCCACACATAGTCGATGAAGCGACGTGCTTGCTCAGGTGCTAGAATACCACCTGCTACGCCTGTTGGGTTTACTGCGTTTGCTCCAGTTGTTGAACCGAATGCTGCAGTTGCAGTGTTACCAAGTTGTGATCCTACAGATTGCGCTGCTGAATCTAAACCTGTTGCACTACCTACGCCACCAGAAACGAAACCGCCCTGAGAGTTAATCTCATTGCCTGCTCCGCCTGATCCTGGATAGTTTTTTTCTAGGTCTTTATTTTGTTCCGACATTATTTTTCACCTCCTAGTGATTTTATTGCTTATTTAAATAGGTCGGTTGATGTGAGGAAACGACCGCCCCATAGGGATTTCTGAACTTTTGAGGGTTCAAACTGCACGATCTCGCCTAGATCGCCAGACTTGCGGAAAGCGGTATCTTGTTCTACAAGATCTACACGCTTACCAAACTCATTAAAAACTCCCTTAACATTGTTTACTTCTGCAGATACGGTTTTAACCTCACCTGATACATTGTCAAGAGACTTGCTTAATGCAACTACCTGCTCATGAAGAGACTTAACGGTTGTTGCTAAATCGCCAAAGGCATTTGTAAGAGAGTTCTTAATTTCTGCAACTGCCTCAACAATTGCTTCGTTAGATTTTTCAACAACAGTTTCTACTGCTGCTACCTCTCCCTCTTCTGTTTTTTCAACGGAAGAATCTGCACTACCGTCTTCTGATTTAGCAATAGCAAGTTCTTCAACTGCTGGTGCTACTTCATTGACTGCAGGGATGTCTGTTGCTTCTGCAACAATCTTTTCTGCTTCTGCAACTACTTCTTGAGTTGCTTCTGCAACAACCTCTGCTGGCTGTGCCTCTGGAGCGACCTGTACTTCTTCAACTG